GTTCATGGTATTGGAATGGGAGGTCCAATAGATCTCGTACAAAATGCATGGGGAGCTTTAAACTGGTCACAAGGTGCTTGGCAGGATCAAGGAAATAGTGGAGCGACTTTAACCGGAATTGGAACAACGTTTAGTTTAGGTTCTGTAAGTGTAACGGCTATTGTGCAAGAGGGTTGGAGTAACAGAGAATGGGGTCAAGGTTTATGGGGAAATGACGATGATAGTACACCAATTATAACAGGAGTTTCTTTATCTGCTAACTTAGGAAGTGTAACTGCTACAGGTTTAATAAATGAAGGTTGGGGAAGATTAAATTGGAACGAATCAGCTTGGGGACAAGCGGGGACAACTTTAATAACAGGATTACCTATATCTGCGTCTTTAGGATCAGTAACAGCTACTGCTGAAGTAAACACTGGTTGGGGAAGAGAAGGTTGGGGAGATGAACCATGGAATGAAAATACCGCTGTACAAACTGTAGATGTAACTGGTATTCCAACAACAATAAATTTAGGATCAGTATCCGCAACTGCAGAAGTAAACACTGGTTGGGGTAGAAAAGCTTGGAATGATCAAACTTGGGGTTCTCCAAACGAAGCGGCAGACATAACAGGTTTTGGTTTATCAGCAAATTTAGGAACAGTTTCATTAACTACAGAAGTAAACGCTGGTTGGGGAAGAACTAATTGGGGTGAATTAGGTTGGGGTATCCCAGGAACTTTAATACCAACTGGGCTATCTATGTCAGCAACTTTAGGCACAGTGACAGCAACCGCTGAAGTAAATATTGGTTGGGGAAGAAAAGAATGGGGTCAAGGTTTATGGAATAACGATGGAGACAATTTAGTAGTACCTACAGGATTTGGTATGAATGTGGTTCAAGGTCTTCCTTCAATCGATACAGAAATTAATACTGGTTGGGGTAGAAAAGCTTGGGGAGATTTAGACTGGGGTGGATTCTCAGATTCAATAGTTGTAGGGGTTTCTGGAAATCCTATAACTGTGTCATTAAATAGTGTTGTTCCTATACCAAATACTATTGCTACACCTACTGGAATTAATGCAACAATTAGTCTAGGAACCCTTGACATTGACGCAGATGCGAATATAACAGTAACAGGAAATAGCTTGACAGCGGCTGCAGGATCGCTTAATGCTATTATCTGGAACCAAGTTGATACAGGCACAGCACCCACTTGGAAAAATGTTGACACAGCTGCTTAATTTTAATAAAATACGAACAAATAAGGATTTAAAACTATGGCAAACAGTACATCAAGCTTTCTAAAACTTACCGTACAAGCGACTGGTGAAAACTCAGGTACGTGGGGTACAATTACAAACACAAACTTATTAATTCTTGAGCAAGCATCAGCTGGTTATGAAGCAGTAGCACTTAATGCTACAACAGGAGCAACTTTAGTTGCAACAAACGGTGCTGTTTCAAATGCTAAAAATATTGCGTTAGAATTAACTGGAACGATTACAGGCGCAGTAAATGTTACTGTTCCAATAACAGAAAAATATTACATTATTAAAAACTCAACATCTGGAGCTTACGCAGTAACAGTTAAAGTATCAGGTCAAACTGGTGTAACTTGGGCTGCTGCTGATAAAGGAACTAAAATTCTTTATGGTAACGGAACAGATATGATTAACTCTAATTTAGAGAAATTATCATCTGACTACGCTCCTCAACTTTCAGCTAACTTAGACGCAAATGGTAAAAACATTTTAATCGATGGTGGAAATTTCATTGGAGATGAAAACGGTCTAGAACAAATTAAATTTGTAACTACAGGATCAGCTGTAAATGAATTTTCAGTAACAAACGCTGCAGCAGGAAATGCTCCAGCATTATCAGCTACTGGTGGCGACACAAACATTGATTTAACTTTGACTCCAAAAGGAATTGGTAGAGTTACATTAAATGGTGGTGGTAAAATTCAACAACTTGCAGAAAAAGTTACAACATCTGCAACAGCAGCTACTGGAACAATTAACTACGATGTTATCACACAAGCAGTTTTAAATTACACAGCTAATGCGGCAGCAAACTTTACAGTAAACTTAAGAGGAGATGGATCTAATTCATTAAACTCTATTATGGATACAGGTGAATCTATCACTGTAGCGTTTATTGTAGCACAAGGTGGTACACCATATTACAATAACGTTGTTCAGGTTGATGGATCAGGTGTTACTCCAGAGTGGCAAGGTGGATCAGCACCTTCAGCTGGAAATGCTAACTCATTAGATGTTTACACATACACAGCAATTAAGACTGGCGATGCTGCATTCACAGTGTTAGCAGCTCAGACTCAATTCGCTTAATAGGAGAAGGAGTAGAAAGATGCCAATATTAGGATCATTTGGAGCAGGATCAGCAAAAGGACTTGGGCTTACAGCATCATCCCCAGTTGAATATTCTATTGATATTTTATTAGTTGCCGGAGGTGGCGGCGGAGGAAATTCCAAAGGCGCTGGAGGCGGAGGCGGCGGTATGAGAAAAATTACCGGTGAAACTTTCTTTTCAAATGAAACTTTAACAGTCACTGTAGGATCAGGAGGAGATCCAGGACAATCTTATGTAGGAGGAGGCCCTGCAACACCCGGAGGAAACTCTGAGGTTAGCGGAGGATCTTTATCAGGAACTTTAACTTCTCACGGAGGCGGTAAAGGAGGAGATAACTCAAGTCCAGGAGCCACTGGCGGCGCAGGCGGAGGAGGATCATATCCTAATACAACTGTATCACCAGGAAACAGCCCACCATTCTCACCACCTCAAGGTGGAAATGGAGCGGCGGGTCCACCACCAAACAGAGCTGGAGGCGGAGGAGGCGGAGGCGCTTCTGGAGGTAATGCCTCAGATAGAACACCAGGAAACGGAACAGCAGATTCAATTACAGGAGCTTCAGTGACTTACGCTGGAGGCGGAGGTGGATCTACACAAAATACTACAGCAGGCCCATCCGGCGGAACAGGCGGTGGGGGAGCAGGTGGACCTGGAGCGCCCGGAACTGATGCATTGGGCGGCGGAGGCGGCGGCCGAGGACCTCATACTGGAGCCCCGGGAGGCACAGGCGGTACAGGCGTTGTTATTATTAGAGCACCCGCTGATTTTGCTGGAACAATTGCACCAGGAACAAACACGATTACAACTTCACCTGGTCCAGACGGAGCAGCAAAAATTTGTACTTTTACGGTAAGTGGAACATTGGACGGTAGTTAATTATGAAGGATTTTGCAGCCATAGATGCTAACAACATTGTTACTAGAATAGCCGTTGCAGGTGATGACGATACACAACCAGGTTGCGCTTTAAAAGAAGGTGAAGTAGCTTGGATAGAATGCCAAAAAGGTGGTGCTATAAGAGCAAACTTCCCTGTTATAGGAGGGGAATATAGACCTGTTGAAGATGTTTTTTGTGGTGAGAAATTATTTCCTTCTTGGATATTAAATACTTCTCATTGGAGATACGAAGCACCTGTTAGAGAACCAGGAGCTGACGAAGTATTCTTTGATCTTGATGGTGTCAATACTCAATTAACAGGTGTAAATTGGGATGAAGAAAATCAAAGATGGTTAGGTACAATTGTAACTTCAGTTGAAGGACAAGAAGAAACACATTTAGATCAATATTTATGGAATCCTGACGATTCAAGCTGGACATTTGATAGCACGATAGAAAAACCAACCCCATAATTTATGGTTGTCATTGACAACTTTTTAAACAAAAAAACTCTTAAACAACTTAATAATATTAATCTTTGGAAAGAGTATTCTTTTAATAAAACCAATAAATATTTTTGGATAGGAAAAAAACATAAATCAAAAAATATATTTGAATCTATAATCATAGATAAAATATTTAAAAAAATAAATAAAGAAATAATTAAAAAATCAGTTTGTTGTCAGTATTGGATAAATTTTTTAAAAGACGATTTAGATTGGCACGTTGATAAAGATGAAACAATATGGAAAGAAAAATCAATCTTAAAAAAGTCTGTAAAAAATGTTGTTTATTACGGATATCCACATCAAATAAAAGGTGGTGATTTATTATTACATAATGGTCAAAAAATAGAACCTAAATATAATAGATTAGTAGTTTTTGATAATACACCACACGCTGTAGACAATATCACTTTCGGAACGAGAGTTGCTTTATCTGTAAATTTTTGGTATGAGACACCAACTTTATAGAAAGCAATGAAAAGAATATTAGGTATAAACATCTCGCATCATGTTTCTTTTGCATTAATTACTAATAATAAAGTCAAAGAATATTATGAGGAAGATAGGTTTAATAAATTAAAAGGGTTTGGAAATGAAGACCCTCTTTATAAATATAAAGCTTTAAAAAAATTTAAAGATATAATTTTTGATTGCGTAGCTATATCTTCTTTTGGTAGATATGGGTCAGTTTCAGATTTTGAAATATATCAAAGTTTATTAAAACAAGTAAAATATAAATCTTATTATTTTGATTGGCAACATCATCATGTTTATCATGCTGTTTGTGGTTATTATTTTAGTCCATTTAAAGAAGCTATTGCTATTGTTAGAGATGGAGGAGGAGAACAAGTAAAACATTCTTTCCAAGCTTTAGACTCTATTTATTATATAAACAAAAAAAATATAAAAACACTTTATAAATTATATTCTAATTGTAGATTTGATATTTTAAAATGTAAGAAAAAACAAAAATATATTAATTATAACGTTTTTAAAGAACAAGAAAAAACAGATTGTTATTTTACCAATGCTAGTGTTGGTGGGTATTATTATTTAGAATCTACCTATAAAGCAGGTTTTGGTGAAAACGGAGAAGGACAACTAATGGGATTAGCTGCGTATGCAGGAAAAAATATTGATAAAAAGTTAAAAGAAAAAGTTGAGATTGGACGAGATGCTCAAGAAAAAACTCTTAAAGAATGTGTTCAATTAATTGAGAAAGCTAAAAAGTATTCATCCTGTAAAAATATAATTTTAACAGGTGGATATCATCTTAATTGTTCAAATAATTTTAAATTAGTAAAATTATTTCCTGAATTAAATTTTTTTGTGGATCCAATACCTTATGATGGAGGCACTGCTGTGGGAGCAGCTTTATATTATGAAAATTATTAAAAATAAAAAAGAAGCTGTAGACATAATTTTAGATCAAAAAATTATAGCTATTTTTCAAGGACACTCCGAATGGGGAGCTAGAGCTTTAGGTAACAGATCCTTTTTATTTGATCCTAGAAATTCTAAAGCAAAAGAAATTGTTAATAAATTTAAAGGCAGACAATTTTGGAGGCCAACGGCTGCTACTATATTATACGAACACAGAAATGATTATTTAGATATGCACGGATTAGATGAATCTCCTTATATGACTTTTGCCATAGATGCAAAACCTAAAGCTTTAAAAGAAGTTCCTGCCGTCGTGCATGTAGATGGCACTTGTCGTTTTCAAACTTTAAAAAGAAAACAAAACCCTAAATATTATGATTTAATTAAAGAGTTTTATAAAAGAACAAAGGTACCTTTACTGCTTAATACATCTTTTAATTTAAAAGGTTATCCCATTGTAGAAACTGAAGAAGACGCTATTTTTACCTTGAATAAAAGTAATATAAAATATATGTATAAACCATGAAAGATATATACAAAGAAGAACTATACGATAAAGACAGCTTAGGCGTTAGACGTAGTAAAATGAAAGATGCTGATGGAAAAATTATTCTTGAAATTGATCCTAAACATTTTGATCGTTTAGAAAAAGAAAAACAAGATTCTGTAAAAGCCTTAAATGCTCAACCTAGATCCTGCGGGGATTGTAATTTATGTTGTAAATTTCCAGCTGTTCCTCGCTTAGAAAAAAAAGCTTACGAGTGGTGTAAGAATTGTGACATTGGTGTTGGGTGTAAAACTTATAATGACAGACCTATAGATTGTAAATCGTTTGATTGTTTTTGGGTATTAGGAATAATCCCTGAACAATACAAACCTAATAAAGTAGGTTTTTACATGACCACCGATAGTCCTAATGATTTAGCTTTAGGAATGTTAAAAGTATATACAGAACCTAATAGATTATCATCCACTATTAAAAAATTAAAACAATATCAAGAAAATAAAAAAATGGTTCCAAAAGGTTTTCATGTAAAATATGGACCTTTCAAAAAGAACAGTTGCTATTTACATGTAGATTATGGTATAAACGGAAGATACGGTGTCATAAGTCATCAAGATTTAGAAAAAGAACTAACTCCTATGATTGAAAAGATGCCAAAAGAAATGTTAGAAAAATTGAAAGAAACTTTTTAATGATTAAAAAAAATTTTTATTGGTACTTTGAAAAAGCTTTGTCCAAAGATACTTGCGAAAAAATAATAAAACATGGTCAAGCTAAACAATTACAAATGTCTTCTATTGAGGATATAGCAGTTGATCGAAAGGCAACTAAAAAAGAAAAAAAATATGTTGAAAAATTTAGAAAATCTAAAATTTGTTTTTTAAACGATCAATGGCTTTATGATTTATTTTCACCCTACATTCATACTGCTAACAAAAATGCAGGTTGGGGTTACGATTTAACTTGGTCTGAAAGTTTTCAATTTACAGTTTATAAAAAAAATAATTATTATCATTGGCATCAAGATTCATTTGATGCACCTTTTTCTTCTGAAGATCCTAACTTTAACGGTAAAGTTAGAAAGGTATCTTTAATATGTAATCTAACAGATTCAAAAAAATTTACTGGTGGAGAAGTAGAGTTTGATGTGACTAATCTAGCTCGTAAAAAAGAACTTCTTTTAGAATGTAAAGAAGCTAAACAACAAGGCACCATAATAATTTTTCCTAGTTATATATGGCACCGTGTTAAACCTGTAAAATCAGGAACAAGAAAATCTATTGTAAATTGGAGCATTGGAGATCCATGGAAATAAAAAAAAGAAATTTTAAATGGGGTCCGTTTGTATACAATGGTATGATTACTCCTGAAGATTTGAAATTATTAAATAAGATTTGTATTAAAAACAAGAAAAAAGATGCTAGAAAAACTTTAGCAGCTACTATCAAACAAGAATATTTTATTGATTTAAAAAAATTTCATCAAATTACACTTAAATATTATCAAGACTTTATCATAGACTTTTCTAAATATTATAATACAGGAGTATCAAATCTTAATTTAGAGCAAGCTTGGGTTAATTTTATGAAAGCAGGAGAAAGCAATCCACCTCACATTCATACTGGATGTAATCTTTCTAGCGTATGGTTTGTCAGAGTGCCTGAAAAATTAAGAAACGAACATAAAAAATATCAGGGCACAATTACAGAAGGTGGACCAGGTGCTATAAGTTTTATGCATGGATCACATTCTCAATTTTGTATTGATGAGCAAAGAGTTTTTCCAGAAGAAGGTATGTTTTTTATATTTCCTTTTAATTTAAAACATTATGTAACACCTTTTCTGTCTAAAATTGAAAGAGTTTCTATTGCAGCTAACTATACTATTAATGTAACTTCTAAAGCAAAACATTCAGGATTTTTTGGTTTTTATGAAAAAAACAAAATTTGAAAAAGATAAATACTTAGTTGTTAGAGACGTTGTTTCAACAGATGTTGCTAATTTTCTTTTAAATTATTTAATAATGAAAAGAGCTGTGGCTTCCACATTACATAGAAATAATGGAGGTGAACAAGGTATGGCAGGCACTGGAACATTTCACGATCCACAAGTCATCGGCGCTTATTCTTTATATGGAGATAGTGCTTTTGAAACTATATTAAATGCTCTCACTCCTGTGATGTCAAAAAAATTAGGCAAAACAGTTTATCCAACGTATTCCTACGCTAGAATTTATACTAAAGGTCATGAATTAAAAAGACATAAAGACAGAGAACAATGTGAAATATCTACCACGTTAAATTTAGGTGGAGATGTATGGCCTATATATTTAGAACCTTCAGGTAAAAAAGGAAAAAAAGGAAAAAAAATAATTTTAAAACCAGGCGACATGTTATTTTATTTTGGTTGTGAATTAGAACATTGGAGAGAACCGTTTAAGGGTAAAGTATGTGGACAAGCTTTTTTACATTATACAACTAATACAAAATTAATATATGATGAGAGAGAACATTTAGGGTTACCTAAATTATGAAGATAGATAAATCTATTTATGTTTTCGATAATTTTGTAAGTAAAGCTAAACAAACTTTTTACTATAATTACATTATTAAGTCTTTTTTTAAAATAGGATGGGAAGATGTAGAAGAGTTTGATAAGAGAGGTTACCCTTGTTTACATAGTAGCTACACTCGACAAAACGTAGATCAGTTAGAACTTATTCCTAATTTAAAAAAATTTGCAAAAAAAACACCCTACAAAAATATTATTAATGAAAACAATTATATTAAGTGTATGGTAAATTTATCTAAACCTGCAGATCCTAATTTTACACATTGTCATCCAAAACAAGTTGTTTGTTTATATTATGCTAATCTTAATTGGCATCCTAATTTTGCAGGTGAGACTTTATTTTATAGTGAAGATCAAAAAGAAATTAGATACGGTTCTATATATACACCCAATCGACTAGTTATATTTGATGGTGAGATACCCCATACTATTAGAGCTCAAAATATAACGGGACCTAACTATAGATTCTCTATAAGTCTTTTTTTTAATAAATGATTGTTGAGTCTTTTATTAAAGAGTGTTTAGATGAATCTACTAGAGTGAATGAAAAACATATTGATGTAACTGGTAGGTTAAAAGATAAATCAAATAAAATTGAGTCTTTTTGTGTTAGAACTTATAATCAAAATGAGAATACTCTTTCTCAATCTTTGAGTTCTAAAAGTAACGCAGATCGAATGGTATTTGCTTTTGATAAACATTGGGTTATTTTAGATGTAAATGAAATTAAAAAATATTCTAAAATTAATAAAAAAACTAAGCTGTCATTTAATGAATTATGTAATAAAACAGATTGGGTAATAATGATTAAAAGATATGACAATTAAAAACATTTACCACGTGCATAATTTAAGAAAAGAAATAAAGGATATAAAAGAGGAGCTTATTAGCGACTGTTTTAAAAGCACAGAAAATAGAGTTAAAGGATCTTATAATTATAGTGTTATAACAAAATATAAAGATCAACTATACTCTTTGTTTATTGACACCTGTAAAAAATATTACAAAAACATACAAGTTCTTCACACACCATTTAAACTTTGGAGCTACTATACAGACGGTGATTATCACGAAGGAGAGGTTTGGCATAATCATATAGACACTTGTTCTTTGTGTGGAGTTTTATATTTAAAAACTGTCAAGAACTGTGGGATAGAATTAAGACACAAAAATAAGACAGCTTACGTAGAGCCCAGAACATATGATCTTTTGATATTCCCTGGTTTTTTAGAACATAAACCTCGTATTAGTAAAACTAAAAAACGAGTGAGTTTACAATTTGAGATATTCACTCAATAATGGGCTATATTTTTGTTTAAAAACTAGTATAATAGATCCCATGGCATTAAAAGAAGTAAAATTTCAAGCAGGTATTGATAAACAAAGCACACCTTCAGCCGCTGCAGGTAAATGGGTTGATAGTAATTTTGTTAGGTTTAGATATGGAGTGCCTGAAAAAATAGGTGGTTGGGATCAATTAACTACAGCAAATAATACTCTTCCTGGTGTAGCTAGAGCTCAACACACATTTACTAATTTAAATGGCACAAAATTTTCGGCTATTGGGACAAGCTCAGGGCTGTTTATTTTTAGTGGTGAAAGATTTTATGATGTTACTCCTTTGGCTGGATCTCCAGTTTCAGGAGGAACCTTTACCACTTCTTTAGCAGCTGGTTCTACGGTAACGATAAATTCAACTGGACACAGTATTGTAGTTGGAGATTACGTGGTATTTACTTCTGTATCCGTAGCTGGATCTACAACACTTACCGCACCTGATTTTCAAACCTACGCTTTTGAAGTATTAACCGTTCCTAACGCAAACTCGTTTACTATAAGTTTATTAAACCCTGCTGCTGGTGTAACGACATCGGAAGGTAATTCCGGAATGACGGCTCAAGGATCATTTAACTATCAAAGATACATAAGACCAGGACCCACTTTTCAAACTCTAGGTTTTGGTTGGAGCACTTATCAATGGGGTAAAGAAGCTTGGGGCACAGCAAGATCAACTTCAAACGTAACTTTAGATCCAGCTAACTGGTCTTTAGATCATGCAGGTAACACCTTAATTGCAACACTTAGAAATGGAAATACTTTTCAATGGGATTCTGCTGGAGCTTTAGCAACTAGAGCTACTGTAATTACCGGGGTAGGCAGTGAAGTTAATATGGTTTCAACGTTATCTTTATTCTCAGATAGAGATCGACATTTATTTCAATTTGGTGCTTTAACAGATATGACTGATGCAACCACTCAAGACCCTATGTTTATCAGGTTCACTAATCAAGAAACATTGAACGTATACACACCGACAGCAACAAATACTGCTGGTACATTTAGATTAGATACAGGAAATAAAATTACCGCTGCTGTTCAAGGTAAAGATTATGTTTTAATTTTAACAGATCAAGCTGCTTACGTAGCTCAATTTGTAGGACCACCTTTTACATTTAGCATTAGACAAGTGGGAACCAATTGTGGTTGTTTAGGACAACACGCTGTTGTGTTTGCTCAAGGTGCTGTTTACTGGATGGGTCAAGCAGGTGGATTTTTTGCATTTGATGGAACGGTAAAACAAATACCTTGTTTAGTAGAAGATTTTGTATTTACTACAGGTGATGGTAATCCAGGTCTTAATTTTGATGCTAATGAAATTATTTATGCAGGCCACAATAGTTTGTACACTGAAGTAAGTTGGTTTTATCCAACAGAAAATTCTTTACAAGTTGATAGATGTGTTACTTATAATTATGCAGAAAATAGCTGGCATACAAGTACATTAGATAGAACAACTTATATGGATGCAGATGTTTTTGAAAGACCGTTTGCAACTGATTATATTCCAAACGGATCTACAGATTCCAATAGTCCATCAGATACTCCTTTATTTCCAATATCAGGAATTACTAATAGAGATGGGGCCACAGTTTTATATGAACATGAAAAAGGTGTAGATCAAGTTAACAGCACGGGTACATCTGCTATTCAAGGATTTATAAGATCTGGAGATTTTGATATTGCAGACGGTGAGTTTTTTGCTTCAGTAAGCAGGTTTATTCCTGACTATAAAGAGATTGTAGGTAATAACCAAGTTACCTTATTTATATCAGACTACCCATCTGATACTCAAAATAGTTCACCTTTAGGACCCTTTACAGTTACCTCGTCCACTGATAAGATTGATACTAGAGCAAGAGGAAGATTAGTGAGCGTAAAATTTGAAAACACGGCAGTAGGAGAGTCTTGGAGATATGGTTCTCTTAGATTAGATACAAGACCAGATGGTAGAAGGTAATGGCTAAAATAATTAATTATATACCGGAACCCACACCAACGTATGATCCATCTAATCAACGTCAAATTTTAGAAGCATTAGATACTTTAAAACAACAACTTAATTTTTCTTTTCAACAAGATTTAAAAGAAGAACAGGATACATTTAATTATTTCTTATCATGAGTATATTTTATAAAAACCAAGGATATAAACAATCAGGTACAAGTAAGACAACAGTGCTAACATGTCCTGCTGACGGAATAATTATAGTTAAAAGTATATATGTTGCAAACAACGATGCATCATCAGCTATTGCAGTAAACATGAACTTTGTTGATTCTTCTGATTCAAGTACCGAATATGAATTTTTTAGAGATGATGTGGCCGCCAAGTCACAAGTAAATGCCTCACCTCAAGGCTTGAATTTAGAAGCAGGTGATGCTATAACTGTGCAAGCAGCTACAGGGAGTAATAAAATACAAGGCCTGATAAGTTATGCTCTAGTAAATAGACAAGATCAGAATGGATGATGTAACAAAAATTAAGTGTATAACTAAATATACTTATCGTAATAAAAAAACAGGAGAAATCTACAAAGATAAAGTAGAAGGTCCTGACATTGTAGTTGATTGTGAAGTTACAGTTGACCCTAAAAATTTAGACTTATTTCAGAAAGTAATGAATAATGACAATAAATCCAACACCTAAAGGTGGAACGGAACTACAGCTAGAATATCTAACTCAACACGTAGATCTTCTACTATTAAGTAAAGTACAAATTACAACCTCTGTTCCAGAAAAAATTCCATTATCAAAAGACAAAATAAATATTCTTTGGCAAAAAAATTCTTGGGATCAACCTAATATTTATCCTTGGTTTAAAGATAAAAAGAATCACACTAAATACGATTGGTATGTATTTAATTCACATTGGAACTTTGAAAATTTCACTAAAAAATTTGGTTTAGACAGAGGCAGATGTATGGTTATTAAAAATGGTATAAGTAAAATAGAACCTGCTCCTGTTTATGAAAAAGATAAACCTATAAAAATTATACATCAAATAACCCCTTGGAGAGGTTTAAATGTATTGCTTGGGGCTATGCAATTAGTAAACCATCCCTTGATTACTTTAGATGTTTATTCATCTACAGAAATATACGGTAAAGCTTTTTATGAACAGAATGATAAAGAATACAAAGGTTTATATGAACAAGCTAAACAATTAAAAAATGTAAACTATATAGGTTATAAACCTAATAGTTACATTAAAGAACATTTAAAAGATTATCATATGTTTGTTTACCCAAGTATCTGGGAAGAGACATCTTGTATTTCAGCTATAGAATCTATGGCAGCAGGCCTTTATACAATTGTCACCAACTTAGGCGCTTTAGCAGAAACATGTTCTGAGTTTGGTATTTATGTACCTTACGATAATAATCATAGAAGACTGGCTTTTAAATTTGCACAAGCTATTAAACAAGGGGCAGAAGCGATTACTCTTAAACCTATTCAAGATCATTTAAAAAGACAGAGTAATTTTTATAACCTGTATTATGGTTGGCCTAAACAAGCTGCAACCTGGACACAATTTTTAACTGGAATAACAAGTGATGCAAGAAAAATCTAATGAACCTATTTGGTTTGATAAGGGACCGGTGCAAACAATAGACTTAACAGAACAATTAAAAGGACATACATTACCACCTCAATCTAAATATAGAATTATGGTGGCTACACCTGTACATAGTGAAGTAGGTATTCATTATGTTAGATCTCTACTTAAATTTCAAATGGCATGTATGACTAAAAATATACTAGTTAGTTTTCATCTTATTAAATCGTCTTTAGTTCAACAAGGTAGAAACATATGCGCTGCTGATTTTGTTTCTGATAAAGAGGATTACACTCATATGTTATTTATAGATTCAGACGTAGATTTTGATACAAAGACAATATTTAAGATGTTGGAGAAAGATAGAGATATTATAGCTGCTCCTTATCCTATGAAGTTTATTAATCCAAACTCTGTTTATAGAAGAATGAAAGATGAAGATTTTAAGAATGATAAAGACTTTTTAAAATATGGTTATACATTTCCTATCAAAGTAGCTGATGTTTCAGCTATTGAAGTAACAGATGGAGAAACAGAAGTTACACATGCACCAACTGGCTGTATGCTTATTAAAAGAAATGTTATTGAAAAAATGATTAAGGCTTATCCAGATCTTGAAATAGTACAAGATACTTATTTAAATGGTGAAAAAGTTAGAAGACCTAATTTTTATAATTTCTTTGATTGTGTGCACGACCCTAAAACAAAACATTTTTACGGGGAGGATTTTGGTTTCTGTAAAAGATGGACTGAAATAGGGGGTAAAATATACCTTTATATTGATGATGAATTAGGCCATACTGGTGAATATAGGTACGCTGGTAGGTTTATGGATGACCTTGTAGCTACAAGTAAAGTCGTTGACGAAGACGAAAAAATCAAATAAAGTGCTAAATTACAGGATTTCTACGCCTGCCTTTACTAACAATTATTTATAAATTATGGCAATAACAAGAACACAAATAGCTAGACAATTACAAAACAGAGGTGGCATTACTAATATGTCAGTAAGACAACACTACGGATTAGGTAGTATTGTAAAGAAAGCTGTTAAGGGTGTATCTAAAGCTGCTAAAAACATAGTTAGTTCAGATCTAGGAAAAGCAGCATTATTAGCAGGTGGAGCATATTATTTAGGTGGCGGTAATTTATTTGGATTGCAGAGAGCTGGTTTATCTACTCCAGGATTTGCTTTTAGTAATCTACCAGGAGCTGGTTTTTTTACTGGTGGAGCAGGTGCTGCACCAGGATCTTTTAGAAAAGCACAAGAAGTTGGATTAAAAAAAGGTCTATTAAGCAAATTCCCTGGTGGTGGAAAAGGACTAGCGGGAGCTATAGGTCTTACAGGATTTTTAGCTAGTCAAGGTATGGAAGAAGAACAAATAGAAGCAATTAAACAAGACCCTGAATCATTAAAAGTTTATCTAAGAAGATACTATACAAATCTAAATCCGCCAACTGCGGACACAGATGCAGATACTTATAACAAAGAAGTAGAAGATTTTGTGACATCACAAACTGCTGAATATAGCTCACCGTTCGCTAAAGGTGGTAGAGTAAACAGGCGTCTAGGATCACCAGAAGAAGGTGAAGGTATCATGATGATCGAAGAAAGAGAAGAGATAGCTGGTGGACCATACACAACAGGTAATGATGTTAAAGATGCCTTTGGTGTTTGGAACAATAGTGATCAAGGTGTTAAAGAATTATATGAAGGCTTTATAGACTTTTTCAAAAGCGGCGACTGGAGAGATCAAATACAAGGAAGTAAAATTAAAACAAAAACAAAAAGAATGGCATCTGCACCAGATCCATTAGCTGAATTAAATAACTTATCTATAAGTATATTTAATAAACCTTATAATAGTTTAAATGAAATGGAGATAGATCAACTAACTGAATTTATGAGTAATAAAAAAGCAGAAGGTGGTCCAATAAATAATATTGCTAGAATGGATTTTAAAGTAGGAAAGGGTGTAGCTAGCTTGCCTCTTAGACAAAACAAAGCTGGTGTTAAAGAATTAGATTTAAGAAGTGCAGGTGGTTTTATACCACCAATAGGAACTAAAGAAAAAGCAGACGATGTTCCTGCAATGTTATCTAATAACGAGTTTGTATTTACAGCTGATGCTGTAAGAGCAGCTGGTGGTGGTAACGTTGAAAAAGGAGCACAGCGTATGTATGACACAATGAAAAAATTAGAATCGAGGGTTGGATAATGGTAGCAA